CCGAGAAGTTGTCGTTGCACTTGATGAAGGCATCACGCAACGGATCTCCCGTTCCATCATTGGGTACTGTCCCGACGTCGATTGGCTGCTGTGCCATACCTCAGTATTTCTTGCTGAACTTAGTGTTTGTCGGTGAGAAGCCGACCTGCAACTTGGTTCCCCCGCATTTCACGCGCACCTCCGGGTTGTCACGCTCCACCTCACGCAAGAACTGCGAGTCTTTCCAGCACTCGTAGCCTAGCTTCGCCCCCCAGTGATGGTAGAGCGTGGGGTCAATACGCATCCGCAAGCGACCAATGCCGTCGATGCTGCGGAGATCCTGTTGGCTGTCCTTGGCGATGCGCTTCTGGTGCACCTCTGCTTGCACAAGATCCGCGTGGTAGCCAGTAGCCAATTCCTTAACCACATCCTGACGCAGTTGCGCCGGGAGTCCTTCGAGTACGTTGTCTAGTATGGGTGATTGCATGATAGAAAAAAGGGGAGCACCCACCGATATGGCAGATGCTCCCCGTTGAGTGATTGATTACGACGCGCCAGCGAACATGCCGAAGCCACCGGGGTTCTTCACCACGAGACCAGCAATGGCCTGCACGAGACGGATGGGACCGCCGCCAGCGTCAGGGAGATCCTTGACCTCGGGGAGCTTGCAATACCGGATCTCGGTCATGTCCATGGGGATGACGTAGCCACGGTAGGCCTCAGCAGCCAGCGTGGTGGTGCTCTTACCACCAATGAAGGTGGTGGGGTGCAGAATCAGACGACCGAAGTCACCCTCGAACACGTCGATGGAGGACGCGAACGTCGAGCTGGACAGCTCCTGATTGAACGTGCGGACACTGGTAGCAGCGATGCTGTTCGTGTTGGCAACCTGCGTAGCAGCGGCGCTGGTCAGGTTCGTGAAAGCACGCTTCAGGGTCGTGCCGAGGATGCAGTCGTAGTCACGATACACGCCAGTCTTGGAGTAGATGGCGGTGAGGACGTTCTGCACGGTGCTCTCAGCGAAGTTCGCCGAGGTGACAGAGCTGATGGCGTTGGTAGCCGCAGTGCCGGGGGTCACGCCGCCAGCAGGAGCGAAGGCGGAACCGGAGGCAAGAGCACCAATGTTGGAGCTGTTGGTGCCGAGGAGCCAGTTACCGAGTGAGCCGGTCTGGTAGGCAGTGGAGGAGCCGTTGTCCTGCTGCGCCGCTTGGTTGGTGCAGAGGAAGGTGCTCTCGAGATCCCTTTTGATTTCAACAAGAAGCTTTGCGATGGAGTAAGAAATCTCGGATGCAGCACCGGCAACGTTCTGGGTTTCGGCGATGAAACCGACCCGAGCGTTACGGCGGAAAGCCTGAGCGTAGTTGGTAACGCGCAGACGATTGGCCGACTCGTTCGTGTAGCTGGTGACGTCAGTGCCGTCGATCACGCCACCGAGCTGAGGGGCGGAGTAATCATCCACCTGCCAGCTCATGATGACGTTCCCGAGGTCCTTGCCCTTGGGAGCCATGGACACGAATGGAGTGCTCTTCGCGTCAACGTTTGCGATGTAGTCGGCCAATTCCTCGCGGACGCCGACCTGATTGTTTACACCAAGATATGCCATAGTATTAGGTTTTTAGAAGTGTGTGTTGAAGCAACCGCGACAGATCAGCAGTGCTCCCACTTTGGTTGAACGCCTTCTTGGCAGACCTCGCCGCATCGTTGGCCTTGTCAGACTTGATTGGACTCGCCTTTGGAGCCGCAGGCTGCTTCGGGGCCACCTTCACAGGAGCCTTCGCAACCTTCGCGCTCTTCTCGCGTTCCATTCGAGCCTTCCGACCTTCGATGAAGTCACCGATTGCAATCTGGTAGTCAGGGAACGACGCAAGCTGAGGCATCTGCCGCAACACCTGCTGCGCTTCCGAATACGTCGGATTGCTACGGTCCTTCCACCAAGGGTACGCACTCTCCGCAACTGGCCGCACTTGCTTGTAGGTGGCTAGGAATTGGTGCCGCGTCGGAATGTGAACATCCAAGGCATCCTCGACTCGTCGCCGAATCGCCTTGATCTCATCCGCGCTGTACTCTTTCCCGCCCACCTCACAGCCGTCAGCGTTGTCCTCGCACCATCTCTTCAACTCCCGGGCCTTGCGGTACTCATCGCTGAGTTTCGCCTCGTCCCAGATGTCGGAGAACGGATTGTCGGTCGTCGCTGCCGCCTGCGGTACTGCCGCCTGCTGCTCGAGTGCTTCCAGCTTCGTCCGCGCCTCATTCAGCTCCCGCTCCAAGGCTTCCGCTTTTGCTGCGGCTTCCTTTTTTTGGGCTACGAGCTTGTTGATGCGCTTCTGGACTCCAGCCGGTTCGTCCTCGGTAGCGTCTTCAGTCTGCTGAGTGGTTTCCTCCTCAGCGGGATCCTCCACGGGTGTCGCCTCCCCGGTCTCAGCAGTCTCGGACGCTGACTCCTCGGCAACCGGCTCATCTGCACTCGCAGCGGCTGGTTCCGGTTCCTCGACAGCTTTTGTCGGAGTCTCAGAAAACCGAGTCTCCAACAGTTTCGCCAACGCCACCGTGTCGAGCGGGAGCGGGTTGAGCGGTTGTGCCGTGTTTTGTTGGGGTGTCGCTTCCCCGGTATTTGTTGCTTCCATGCTTTTTAGGCCCTGCAAGTCGGGCATACTACGACAGGGTTTAACGCTAAACCCAGAAAGCTGAAGCCCTCATGGACTACGTTACCGCTAACGTCAACCAATTATTCTTGGGGAGCTTCCAGCTTCAGACCCATCTCCACGAGGAACGAGCGTGCATCCGATAGAGCAGCCGCCCGTCCGCAGTTGTATGCTCTCGCCTCTGGAGTCAATGCCGAATTAATTGCTGCGGAGACCTCGTCAGCAATCAATTCACCCAGCACCTGCCGCAACGCACGCAGCACCGGCTCATGTTCACCCACACCACCCAGCGCCATCCTGAGCTGTTCGTCGGTCATTCTCATTGAGGAGTTGATCCGGGTTGCACGCCAAGGCGGCCAGTGACCGCGTTCTGCTGCTGTTGGACGCTGAACTGCAGGTTCTCCACGTACTTCTGCAGGTTCGCTTGGAACAACGGATCCGCTTGAGCCTGCTGCTGGTATTTCGGGTTCGCCTGCAGGATCTGCTGCGCGAAGTTAAGCCTTGCTTGAGCTGTGGGATCGTTCTCACGCAGCTTCGGAGGATTACCAAGCGACATCAGGCCGAGTTCGTCGTTGGTCTCGTCGAACATCTTCTGCGATGCCGGTCCAGCCTGCATGATAAGCTCATTTGCCAACGTCGGATCAATCGCACGCAGCGCCAGACCAACGAGCTTGGTGCGATCCACCACGCCAACGCTGTCCAGAGGCAGCACGAGGCTCGAAAGCGCCTTGAGTTTCTCGGTCACAAGATCTGTCTGAAGCTCCCGCACGTCGAACTTGAGCGAAACATCGAACTCCTGAACGTTGGTGCTCAGAGGAACGTTGCTGCCGGTAATACGCGCCACCTCTTCGGGCCCAGTGTACTGCAGCGTGAGGCTCAGAACCTGCCGGAACGCCTCGGTCCAGCCGTGCAGCCAGTTGTTCACGAGCCTCTGCTGCCGCATCTGAGTGAGCGCAGGAGGCACTTTCTCGGTAGGACGGCCAAAGTACCGATCCACCTGTGTCTCAATGGCTGCGATGAGGTTAAACGCCACGCTCGGCTCCCGGGCAGGCGGCTGCATGAACGAGATCTCACCCGGACGCAGCACAGGAATCTGCACCGCAGGCCCAAGGCGCAGGTTTCCACCCCTAGTCTTAGGAACTTGGATCGGCGGAATCGTGTTGAGGCTCGTATAATCGAAGATCGAGTCGCGCTGAGCCTTGATCTCGTTCTGCCACGTCGCGCAGATCTCCGGAACGCCCCGGCTCTCGACTATCTTCCGGTGGATCACCTCGCTGCGCCACACGATGAATGGGTACTGGCCGTGCTCGTAGTCAATCAGCTCGAACTTGCCCCAAGCGTTGCCTACTTGCGGGCAGAATACTGTACAGTAAACACCCGGGACACCGTCCTCATCGAGCGCCTTCTGGTACGCATAGACCACCTCGATCAGATTCTCGCGATCCAGCACCGCGTTGTTGGTCAGGCCGATGGTGTAGGTGTAGTCCGAGAAGTTGGAGAACCGTCCTCGAGTGGCAATCGCCTGCTTGGCCCATTCCTCATCCCACTCGTCCGTCTCGACATGCTGCATCACCTCGATCTCGGTCATGTAGCAACGCCGAAACACCACACGCGCACTCTGGATGTCGGTCGTCTCCGGCGGAAACGCCAGCTCATCGTAGGGAGCCAGCGCAGCAACGCTCGGAGAGTTCTTCACCAGCGTCGGCACGTAGATCTCGCACTCACCTTCCTCACGCAGATCCTTCACACACTCCAGAGCCTTGCGCTTCTTGAGATTCGGGAAAGCCGCCATGAGCAGCTCAGCCAACTGGTCGGTTGCGTCAGGATTCGCAAGCAGGTTCGGCAGGTCCGCCAGCACGCTGCCTTGAGGGCTCTGCGCCGCGATCTGCATGAGCTGCTCGACCGTGACGTACTGCTCCTTCTGCCCGATCTCCTGCTGCCACGAGACATGGCATCCGGCCCAGCCGTAGGTCCACAGATACTGACTCAGCAGCTCCACCTCACGGGTCATGTCCGTGTAGAGCTTCTGGTTCATCACCCAGTCCATGAGGCTGTGCGCCGTCACCGCGGTGTCCAAGCTACGCACGTTGGTGGGAGCCACGCGCAGCATCGAGCGCCAGAAGGCCGTGGAGCACACATCTACCAGTCCGTTCACGACCTCGTCAGCCAGCGGGATCCGCGTATCACTCGAACCGTCCCAAGGGAAAGCCATCTTCCCGTTAGGCTGGTTTTCATTCCACTTCTTGCCGTCTTCGGACTGACCGTCCCAGCGGCAGTACCGGGTGTTCTCGGCCTGCCCTACCCTCGTGCCTAGACCAAAGTCCGTTGCCGCACGGCGCAGCTCCTCGTTTAACGCACCCACGTCCGGCGCGTCACCCACATGCGCCATTGCATCACCACTGGTCTTGTAGCTCGTCGCGTATTGCATCTGCAGCCCTTTGGTCTCTTTTTGCTTAAAAAGCAACGCTAATACCCCCCTCCGCCGTAGCTATCCAGCCCTCCAGCACCCACATGCTCGACCTTCGAGATCAACAGCATGCCTAAGCAGTCGATCGGATCTTTGGACGCACCCTTCTGCCCATCACGGCCAGTATGTTCGCTCATGCACCAGATCAGATTGTGCAGGTCGTCCACCACGTAGAGCCTCGGCTCGTTCAGTGACGTCATCGGCCTCGTCGCGTCGTAGCTCAGGTCCGAGTTTATGGCAGCCGTCCGCTGGTCCACCGGCACACCCGGGGCTGGAATGAACGCCATGCCATCGTCCTGATCGCTAGGCTCGGCCAGTAGGTCAATCAGCGTCGTCCCACCCTGCTCGCTGAGTGCCGGGCTGCCACCTGCCCTCGGGTCGATCAACCGCATCACCGGCTCCCCACGGCCAATCTCTTCCTCGATGGTCCGAAACAACTGCCGGTACTCGATCACACTCCGGCCCGCCTCCAACGTCTGCGCTGGCCCCGGCTTCCCATCCGCCTTCTCACTCGGCAATGCCCACTCGCCATACCCGGTGAAGTCCGGGAACTCACGCACCACCACCTTCCGGCCATCTTCGTAGACCAGCAGCCATAGGCAGTACCAGTTACGGCTGCCAGCCGGGTCGCAGACCATATACAGCGTACCACCATCCGGGATCTTGCTTCTAGGGATGCAGTGCGTCTCTGGCCTGAACCTCGCGAACGCCTTGCCGATGTTGTCGCTCGCCCAGCCATAGGCACGCGTCAGGATCTGCCCCATCGGCGCACCCACCAGCTTGGATTTCATCTCGTCCCAAGGATTGTAGGGGTTGTCCTCTGAGTAGAAGAAGACCGTGGACCGATTCTGCTTCTCCAGCCGCATAACCCTAGGTGCCTTCCCTACCGGCCAAGTGGGCAAGCCCTGCTTCCCAGCTAGCATTTGCCCCTTATGCCACTCGGTAATCGCCGCCCCACCAGTGAACTCCTTGTACACGCTTGCCACACCCTCCAGCGGAGTCTGCGTCACCAGCAGCTTACCCCTACGTGTAACCAACCGATACCTCAGCGTATCTACCCAGCTCTGCGGCACCAGCTCGTCGCACCAGATCAGATCCGCCTCCCGACCCTCAATCGTGTTCTCCGACTGCGTGTAGTTCAGGAAGTCACAGCGAGAGCCGTTGGGCAGGATGAAGCTACCGTCCGTGAAGCCGTTCTTCCGGCTGTAGTTCAGATAGTGGATCTTGCCCTTCTTCGTAGCCTTCAAAGCCACCGGTAGGTACTGGTAGATCGCAGGCTGCTGCACCGTGACCGACGTCGCATTGCTCGTATGGCAGCAGAGCACGTTGCAGTTCTCCTTCGATAGCAGCGTCTCAACCACCCTACGTGCCGCCCACAGCGTCTTCCCAGCCCGGTTGCCACCGCTTATCAGCAACTCGCTACACTCAGCCCAGACCCGGTTCGCTAGCTCCCAGTGGTCCGGAACAAAACCGTAGGTATAGGGATCAGCCTTCTCCAGCAGGCACAGTTGGGTCCGCTGGTCACGCAACTCCAAGGCTCTTGGATGATCCGCCCGAACCTTCGGGATCACCGGATGCTGCGGCTGCTCGTTCCACCACGCGACGTTGCACTTCTCTCGGCAGAAGCGGTTGGTCTCCTTGTCCGGTATGAACGACTTGGAGCAGATCAGGCACTTGCGAGCAGGGCGATTTGCTAAGTTTTTTTCGATTGGGGAATGCGTCGCCTTTGTCGGCCCAGCCGAATGCTCGACCCCCTCCCCCCCTATGCCTGACGCATCTGGTATGACCGACTCGGATTCATCACGATGATACTGGCTAATGCTTGGCATGAGATTCTCTGAACTAAATATAATACCTATTGTACACTGTCGTCAGGAGCCTTCCGGGAGCACCTCAGCGTTAGTCTCGACCTCGACAACGTCCTGTTGCCCCTTGGTGCCCAGCTCCTTCATCAGGTCACGGTGGTTGGCCGTTAACGATAAAGAAGCGTGAATTGACGTGGGCTGGCCCTTTGTGACGGCCAACTTGTCGGTTAGGATGGCTACCGATACCGGCACTGTACGACTATCAATCTCATCCATCCCGTTCTCTGCCAAGCGTTTAGTGCCCTTCCAGATGGCAATCTCCATGAAGGATATGACATCTGTTCGCCACGCTTCCTCGGTCTCTGGGTAGTCCTTGGGAACCTTGACGCCACGGATGAGCTTGAACGCCGTGTGCTCTGTGAGCTGGGAATCGGCAGCTATGGTGGCTAGTGGCTTGTTCTCTAGGATACCTGCCACGATGACGTCGGCTCGGTCCTGTGTGAGCTTATCGTTGTGGTGCTGGTCTGGGTGGTTGGTGAAGGTGTAGCCTCGTTCCCTGCAGAGTGTCTTGATCTTCTCCCGTTCCTCTTCTGGGACTCTGGGGTCATCCTTAAGCGCCCACGTGATGCGATTGCGGTGGGTACCAAGCTCCTCTGCGAGCTTACGCAGCGAGACGTCCTTGCCGAGGTTCTTGGGCTTACCCATCAGAGCGTGAAGTTGAAGTCACCCCAGTGTCTTAGCTTCTCGATGGGGGTATACATGTACTGCCTAACCCCAGCAAGTGTGAGGCGGGCTGAGGCAGCGTAGTCCTCGGAGAGGTAGTCCTTGCCCTTGTCGCACTCTAGGAGGAATGGCATCCAGAGTGTCGGGAACATGCCTGCCATCTCATCGTTAGCCCAGTCTATGCGGTAGGGGTGCGGCACGGCATCGGTGGCTAGGACTTCTAGGGATTGCTCTAGGGCCTTACGGGGTATGGCTACGGCACCAGAGGCGAAGAACAGGATGGGCGTCAGGCTGGGCTCATCCTCCAGTGGAGCAGCCTCGGGCTTGGGGCGATAGGCTGGCCTAGGGGGTAGCGCTCGGCAGGAATAGGGCATGCACACGGCTGCTTGGTGCTTGTGCGCTAGGTCTGCCATGATCATCAGGTCCGCTGTACCGAACTGGATGTCGTGGTCCAACTGGATCCAGACGTCCTTGTCATCATCGAGGAAGAACTTGGTAGCCCTACAACGTGATCTGCTAATTAATGCATCCTCACGTATAGTACGCAAAGCAGCGTAGCGAGTACGTTGTGCAAAGTAATTAGCGAGATCTATCCAAGAGGTGAGTACCGCAGAGTGCATATCACCATAAGCATAGCAGGTGACATGTACCGACGGTGGTTTCTCAATTATATCCACTGATTTGATCTTATTAGACATATATACTCAGAGTATAGTTATACTTAGTTCATTACCTTCTTCATCATCCGGTGTAGATATGACTCTGGTACTATCTTGATCCTCTCGAATCCTCGGATCATCGGCTGATAGGCTGGGTCACTGTCCGACATGGAGAACCTAGCGGCTACCTGCTCTGGTGAGGCGCTACCTGACCTGACGCTACGGACCACCCAATCCCGGTAGGAGGGTGGTATCATGCGTAGTGCGTACTCTAGGTCTTCCATGGATAGTGGTTTCTTGGAGCTAGGATGCCCCTAGGAGGCGTTTTGATCTCTGATGAGGGTCACCATAGCGCAACTCATCTCCTAGGGGCTTGTAGGGTCTTAGAACAAGACGTCGTCTACCGGTTGATTGCCGCCGGCAGGATGACCTTGGGGTCGGGGAGCCTTGGTCGAGTGCTTCCATGAGCCAATGATCGGTCCACGTTCACCTCGGTCACGGGCTTCCTTGGAGACACCTTGGACCACGAAGCCGTCATTGCCGTACTTATCCGGTCCACCTTTGGATTCCAGAAGGGTTACTTCGAGGAACTTGCCGGTCTTACCTTCGTACAGATACTGTTTATCCACCTTGCTGACGTTAATGTTGCATCTAATCATGTTATGTTATGTTGTGTTGTTTACGAATCCTGCAATAGCGCAGGTTCAAATCTACAATAAGCACCTTCGTAGTGGCACGTCACCAATCCACACTCGCCGTCTCGTTGCTTTGCGATTGATATGGTTGCCTCACCTCTTGGTTCTACTCGGTTGCGGTCTAGCAGGAGGACCGTGTCTGCGTCTCGTTCGATCTGTCCTGAGTCTGCTAGGTCTGAGAGTCTTGGCTTACGTCCCTTCTCCTTCTCTGATTCACGGTTGAGCTGTGCGAGGGCCAACATAGCCACTCCAGTTGAAGCCGCACAAGCCTTCAGCGTTCCGGATACCTCGGCCACCTCGTAGGTTCGTTTCTCATAGCGTCCGCTTGCTCCGATCTTCTGCAGGTAGTCCACGATGACCAGCTTGATGCCATGCTTTCGGACAGCTCGTCGGATGGCTGAGGTTACCGTCCCGATCTTAGCCCCAGCGGATAGGTCTAGGAAGTGGATCGGTGAGTTCTTGATCTTGATGTTGGCCGCTTGGATCCGGGCCATGTCGTTGTCGTTGAGCTGACCCGTCTTGATCGACTGCATGGACACCCCGGAGATGCACGAGACGAGGCGTCTGGTGATGGCATTGGTGGACATCTCGCAGGAGACGAACAGGGTGGGGACTTTGTGCAGCACCGTAGCGTTGGCCACGATGGAGGTTCCCATGGCTGTCTTGCCGATACTGGGACGTGCGGCGACCAAGGTAAGCTCGCGGTATTGCAGGCCATCGAGCATGGAGTCGAGCTTGGGAATGCCAGTCGGTACGCCGCTCAGTTCTCCATTGCGCTTCCAACGTTCCTGCGTGGCCTCGATGAAGCTGACGATGGCATCCTTGGCATTGCATGAGTCGGTCTGTGGTGCCGAGTCTAGGACCATTCCGGATTCCACCTGCTTGAGTACCTCGTCGACGCTCACGGCAGAGTTCCCGGAGCCTTCGATGATCTTGGACCCAAGCTCCCTCAGCTTACGCCGCAGGTGAGCCTCGCGTATGCCGTCCGCGAAGTAGCTGACCATGCTGGCTGAGGGACACGAGGACATGGCTTCTGCCCAAGTGGCCATTGGTATCTCCAATGAACCGTGAGCTTTGTTCCATTCCTTGGTGAGCCTCTCCATGGACGCCGGTTGGTTCTGGCGCACCAGTCCGGCTATAAGCTCCAGCGTGAACCTGACGTCCTCGTTGACCAGCATCTCAGGTTGAACCAAGGAGACCACCTCGGAAGCCACGTCCGTGTCGCCTGAAAGACATGCCCCGAGGATTCCCAGCTCATCCTTGGGCGCGAAGTAGGCGTCCGAGTTCATCCCATGGCCTCCATGAGAGCGATCTGCTCCGGAGTGTACTTGCTGGTATCCGGGGCATGGCGTTGAGGCTGCGGCTGATACGACTCCTTAGGCGGGAAGATTCCAGACCATCCGCTCGCCATGGAGTGGTCAACCGCTGACGGGAACGTAGCCGGGGTAAACTCTCTGGACCACTTCGTCAGTGCCGCCTTGAGTCCGGTCTGCTTGTAACCCTCGCGACGCTCCGACTTGTACTTGAGCCAGAGCTTCACGGCTTCGAGACAGTTCTCGGTGCGAAGGCCCTCCGGCAACTCGACATCGAAGGCAACAACCCAAGGCGACTGCTTTGGTGTATTCTTAGTTTCTGATCTATCTTCTCTATCTTCTCTATCGGATAGCCAGTCGGTTTCCGTCCGGTTAACCGGTGGGTTTTCAGTGGGTTTCTTCTTTGTGGGTCTTCCACCTAGTTTTCCATTGGTCCAAGCAGAAATCAGGGATGCATTGCACTGTGCCCAATCGTGGGCAACAAAGGCTCCATCCTCAACTCTTGCGAAGGTTTGAAGCATGGAATTCCAGAAAACGGCGGCGTCTCCATCCCATCGGCAAACCGAGGCTAAAACGTCCGGATTCCAGTCGGTAAACCGGTCGGTTTTTCTAGACTGGCAGTGTGCCCATAAACGTATGACGTAAATGGGTGCAACCTCAGTGCCTAGAAGTCGAACTAGGAGTCTGGTTTTCCAGTGCTCTAGGAAGTCTGGCTCTACAATCATAGCGGGTAACAAAAACCCCAGTCCAACCAACAACGTTCGCACAGGTGCACCGTGGAACCCAATGGGAACCACATACCTTCGTTGCTGGCTGGACTGGGGGCTTTGTGTGTCATGGTGCTCGGGGTGCGAATCCCGGTCCCTCACGCAAGGGACATTGCTGACGTACTAGCGGCGCATCAGGTTGTCAATCTGGGCGTCGGTGAGCTTGTATTTAGGCGGCTGGATCCACCCGTTGAGTATGGCCCGGTAAACGAGCTTCGGTGCGGCTTCGAGCAACTCCCTCACTTCCGCGTCCGAGAGCTTCGGGTCGCCTTGGACTTCGTTGCCTCGCTTTTTGCTGTGTAATGCCATGTTGGGTATACGCCTCTCCTTCCATTCTGAATCCTGAACTTCCTCTGTTCAATCGTTCCGATGTCAATGCCTTTGCGAATTAACCTGATCGCATGGGAAATACTGGTCCCCCATTCTGATGCCAGTTGCGTCATGGTTTTCCACCCGCTCGGTACAACCTCCGGCTGACACGCTATCGCCTCCTTCAGGCTCTTCAAAAGCTTGGCAGAGTCCATTGCTGCTCGTTCTGTGGCCATTGGTGGAGATACAGTTGCGCTGATGTATCCGTGTACTCTCCGAATACGATGCCATGACTCCATGCCAAGGTTGAGCGGCGGCGATGAGCGTACTCCATGGCAGGAAGATCGGCCAGCGTTCCGGGGGACAGCGCGACCGGATTGTCAATCCTGCGACCGTAAGCGATACCAGCCCGGTGGGCATGAGCCACGACAACATTCCCGAAGGTCTCGGCGGAGTCTCTGAGGTAGTTCTCTCCGTAGAGGATACCGTGGCCCCACTTGAACCCTCCGAGTTGATACCAACAGTCTGGCAGGACTCCATACTTCAGGATCTTGACCCGGCAGTGCTTCTCGATCGGAGCCATCATTTTCTCCCAGACCGCCTCAGCAAAACCACGGATGACCGCGTTATGGTGGCGCAGGTACATCTTTGCCCGCTCGTCGTGGTTGCCGATCGTAAACACCGTGGGCTTGAGCTGGTTGAGGAACTTTGCACCTTCACCGATGTCATCGAGGTAGTCATCCGCTGCATCCGCTTGGTTGGGGTTACCCAGTGAGCCTGCTCGGAGTGCCGCCAGATCGTAGGCATCACCGAGGTGGATCACCTCATGCGGCTTGTAGCGTTCTCGGAAGCGTAGCACCGCTTCCAGCGCCTTGGGATTAGCCCGTGACCCGTGGGAGCAGCCGATGGCCATCACCCGTTTGCGGGCCTTGCTGATGTTCACGAGCAGTCTTATTCAAGATTGGCAAGCGTTTTCCAAGCTTATTCAGGGAAACCGTAGCATTCTTGAATAGCGGCGCAGACCATCGCATAGACCTCCATCAGGGCCTGCTCGGTGCTCTCATAGTTGTGCCCGTACTTCACCTTGGACCGCAGCATCTCTCGGATTTCATCCAGTGCCATACGGTACTCCGTGGCGTGGATGGCGTCGTAGTGGAATGCGTCCTCATCTGGAAGGTGGAACTCAAGTTTTGCTTTCATGTGTATTTGATTGCTCTTGTCATGTCGAAAAATGCATTAGGTCTTTCAGCCTCACCACCGTTCACGGTCTTTCTTGTTTTTGTTTGCTCAACCCTCCACTTAATCTTCATCGCTCCAGATCCGTCCCAGAATGTTGCAGCTAACGAAACGTCATCCTTGATACAGTACAAGATTCCAACAAACGAAACGCGAAGATGTTTGGTTATATTGTAGAGCTCGTGAATCTTGTCGTAAGATATCAGCCATTCTCCGTTGAAATTGCCGAACAATTCTTCGCTGCTTATGTTTCTGCTTTTCACCTCGTACAATGCAACTGCGACATTGTTTTTAAGAATTATTCCATCAGCGATGGATGGTAATTCATCAGAAAACCATACGAAATCATAATTGGTTTTCTTCTGAATCTTCGAAACAGCCACTTTGCTGTTGTATATCGCCTCAAGCCCTAGAGGTGTTGTTGAGTCCAATCTCAATGTATTCCTTTTTGAACTTCTCTATCTCTTCCAAAGCAATTTGCACTTGCTGATTCGTCGGCTCCTCTGCACCGCATAGGATGCCAAGCCGCTCCTGCAGTCGGTACTGGATCTCAATGTCCAGATCGGTCACGGCACCCTCCTCAGCTTCACGGAGTCACCTTCAGGGATCACCACCGCAGCACGCAGCACGCAGGCGTTGGTAACGAGCACTCGTGTCTTGTAGAGCGAAGACAGGGCTGTGGGTTCCTTGCCGTCTAGCGTGTAGCGCACCGGCAGGTTTCCCAGCGAGCAGACCAGCCGGATCTGACTAGGGCCACGGATGTCCACGGAGTCCCCGCGCACCTCGGTGTTGTTGACGAAGATCCGGATCACACGCTGCCAACGTACCTTGTAGAGCGCAGAGTGCCCGCTAGTGCTCTCCACGCGATACGTTCCGGCATCGGCCTCCTGTGCGGATGGGATCTCAAGGACGCGGTTTGTAGCGCCGGGGATGGCTCGTCCACCCAGAGACCACTGGTAGTCCTCAGCGGTGTGCGGTGCCTCCAGACGCAGCGGCAGGTTCTCCAGAGCGATCTGGGCTGACGCGGAGAAGGCAACGCAACTGACGAGGATTCCTCGGATGTTCATTCCACACGCTCCATGTTCACAAACCCCAGCCGATCTTCCTCGATCGCAATTCCGCAACCATTGCGCCTGCAATACAGCTCCAGCATGTCGTAGATCTCATTGCCTTGATCGTGACCCAGCCTCGCCTGCAGCAGACCTTTGAGCGTGAGCCTGTACACTTCCTCCTGCTCGCTCATGGCTTGGCCTCCACGATTCGGATCACCTCACCCAGCGCCTTGCGGTCTTCAGCGATCCACCGCTCGCCAGCAAGCAGACTCTCGAGTTGCTCGATGCGCTCCCTAGCCTCGGACAGTTCGTCGGCTAGCTTGTGCGCGAAGTCCGCATCCACCACCCAGACTCCCGGGCGTGTCTGATACTCTCTGACGGTTACTCGTTCGCTCATCGTACTCCCCTCCGGTAGCGAGCCACGGTGGTCTCGGAGACACCCAGAGCCTGAGCTGCAGCCGATAGCGTCACCTCTCTTGGGAATGCCCTGATCTTGTCCGCGATGTGTTTGGCGATGCTTGGCCTGCCAACCTTGCTGGGGCGGTAGCCAACCGGGTTACGCAGGTCGACCAGCTCCTGCTCCATCCGGCGTGCCTCGGCGATCAGTGACGGCATTGGCAGCTCTCGGCCCAGCAGGCGGAACGTATGGTTGTCTGTACGTGGTGTCATGCTCCGATCCTCCCGAGTACGTATCCCAGTGTCATGAGGGCAACCGCGCCCCATATCACAAGTGCTGCTTGTAGGTTCTTGTTCATTTCTTCTTCCCCCGTGTGTTCTTGTTGCGTTTGAAGGACAGTTTGCTTCGGTGCTCGAAGGCTTTGAGTTCCTCTGCGAATGCTGGATCGGTCAGGCCACGGCGTTGAAGCCAAGCCTTATACTTCGCATTCATGTATTCCTGACTGATCATCGGCTCCGCAGGTAGGGAGTCCGTGATCTGCATGGATGGTGGTCGTTGTCTCATGGTGTCTGTGTTGTGCTGCGCTGCAAAAAATGCAGGTGATGTCCACCCCTCAGAAGTCGAGACCGCTGATAGCTTTGACGTTTTTCTTCCAGTTTCGATTGCCAACGGGATCCGCGCTCTTGGGACAGTAACGGTCAGCGAGGAAGTCCAAGAACTTACCGGGCTTGCCAGCGGCCTCCCAGCGGCGGTGGTTATTGATGATCGTGTTCAAGCAGACCTTGCGAGCTTCGGTGGCGTCTTTGACTTTGACCGACAGGATTCCGTAGGGGGCTTTGGCCTTGGCACCACCCTCGACACGGTAGATAGCGTCAGCGATGCGGTTGGCGTCTAATGCGAGAGCGTTGGAAGCGAGTACGACGAACAGGACGAGATACTTGGTAAGATACATACGAGTTACTGGTTAAGTTAAGTCTGTAAATTATCAGCGATGGATCATGCCTGTTTCCCAGCAGCTAGTACCAACGTCAACCCAATCTCCGCACTCCGGGCAAGACATCCGACCCGATCGTCCACCACGGTAGGCCGGACGGCACGAGGCGCGCTGGACCTGCTGCACCGTGCAAATGGACACCTGAGCGTCGGAGTACTTATCTTTGCCGGTCCAGACTACCTTCCCGACGATCTCGGCCTTGGTGCTGCCATCTCGCTTGGTCACGGTGACGCTGGCTCCGGTGGTGATGTCGCCAGAGACTCGGATGCCCCAGTCTCCGTTGTTGAGCTTGGTGTATGTTGCGGTCTTTGCTGCGGTTGCGGTGTTCATGTTAAGTTACTGGTTAAGAGGTTACTGGTTAAGCTAAGTCCGCGTTTGTCGGATGCGCGCCCCCCGTGTGATCGTTAAGAAATGCGGCGCGATGTCACCGTGATAAGCTTGCCGTTGTCGTCGTGGAACCATGCTGCCTCATGGATTTCGTCGCCCCACTGGATTGTCTGGACTCGCGTGCAGTGCTCACCGAGCGGTTGTCCCGTAACCTTTTGCAAAACAGGCTTGTCCGAAATGATCTCCCACTGTTTGCCGTCAATGATGTTCATGTTCTTGTTGAGTTACTTGTTGTTGTTGGTTACTTGCTACGGGGAACAGTTAACCACAGGCCTCTCGGTGTGTCTACAGAAAAGTACAGAAATCTTTCAGTGCAGTTCTGACCAATGTTTACGGGCCTTTCGTGCGTGTCAGGACTTCGGAACCTTGCGGAACTTCGCTTGGAACTCAGCCGTCCTGCGGATGAACAGCTTTCCGTCTCGCTCGTACACCGTTGCCCGCTCCTTCATCTCGCCAACCCTGAACTCCGCCTCGCCCCACACGTCCACTACCACGTTCGGGCTTCCGTCCCGCACCCACAAGTCGTTCTTCGTTTTCATCGAGTCTGTCCAATAGGAATCCAATGGTGTCTTTGAGCCTCTCGTTCTCTGCACTTAGGGCACTGACCATTGCTGTCAGCGAGTCGATACGGGAGGCAGCGTCCACGCCTCACATTAAGAGAAAGAAACACCCCGGCACCAGCCCGTAGAGCTGCTTTAGGTCCACCTAGGAGGGGTAAAGAACCATGCCGGGGTCACGTACCACACGGTACGCTAAATTGATCCGCGTGGTCAGGTATGCGCGGCCCACCTATGCAACCAACCTACTAGCGTCCCCCACCCAGAACAAAGTGGAGGACGAGAAGTGCATCAGCCGTGGCAAGGGTGATGTCAAGGCTAGGGTACAGCTCCTCTGCTTTCCCGCGTAGCTTCCGCTTCCACTGGGCCTGCGTATCGACTGACTTGCGCCCACCCAGCCCAAGAGGCTCCTGCCAGACCTTGGGAGGCACTCGGTGCAATGAGTAGCCAAGAGCCACTGCTGCTCCCTCGACTCTGCCCACGTTCTGGAACAAGACCGCAGTAGTGCTGCTGGGTATGTTCTTGCCGGTGAACTTCGGGACCTCCTCGATCCACAGCTCCGCATCAGCCGTCTTGTAGGTCCTGAGTATCCCTATCAGGGCTGGGAGCGTGTCAGGCATAGGCTGCAGCCAGATGGATCCGCCACAGTCACGGATGGCAAGGCCCCCAGAAGCTCCGGGATCGACCGCTACGAGCGTTTTCATAACACAATTTACAGTCTCTATGTAGTTTCTTAATTCAGAAGCGCCGGGATCGAAGACCTCCCAGAGCGCTTTCAAGCGCGATCCTTGACTAAGTAGGTGGACGCAGGCCGATGCCGTATAAGGCCAGCCAGCCGCTCGTCGATGCGGTTCTCGGCATCCTTGCGGGTCAGACCCTGCGCTTGCATTGCCTCGATGAGCTTAGGTATCGACAGCTTACAGGCACCAATGAACGCCTCGGAGGACAGTCCTGACCTACCAAACGCCTCGTTGATCTGCTCTGGTGCGATCTCGCGTGATCCGGCCCTGCTCTTGAGGCTGTAGCCCGGAATGTCCACGCCTTCCTTCGCGGCCAGCGTGCAGTACTCTTTGACCTCCTCAGCCCACTTGGCGGCTACCGTGGCGAGGTTAAGGGCCTTGGCCAGCGACTCCGGTGATGCCACCGAAAGATCATCCACCTGCACCATCTCGTAGCCATCGGCCACCTTGTTGATCTCGGCCAGACGTACCTTGCAGCAGGTCGAGTGCTTGCACCACCCACAGTAGTCCGAGATCCGGCACTTGGTGGTCGGGTCGTTCACCGCATCGAGGATCGGGTAGACGATGTTCTCGGCCTGCTCCCGGGTGATCGTGTAACGGCTGGCAATGCGCTTTTCACCGAACATCAGGTGTACGATGACCTCCTTGTGTCCATGCGCCTGCATCAACCCCAGCGCGTAGGCTGCCATCTGCTCTGCGTAGTTGCGCTCGACCCATTTTAAGTCAAAGAGTTGATTGCCCACCACGACGTCCGCAGTCCCTTGGAGGACCACCTTGCCGTCACGCAGGATGTCCACGGGTAGCTCGGACTGAATCTGTGAGCCCATAATGATCCTCGCATGGACATAGGCATAGGCCCACTCGACGGCCTCGCGCTCGTTGTCGGCCAGCATAGACACCAGTGCGGTCTTGCCTGCGAACATCTCGGACAGTGCCAGATGACGATCGGTTCCAGCCTCAGCTGCAGCCGTGGGAGGACCGGGTTCGTACCGGGGCGACTTTGCTAGCGCCGGTAGAGCAGAAGGACGTGCCGTATAGGTCATGCGGCCTCCGTGGTCACCTTGTGAGCTGACACCGCCATCGTGAACGCCTCCGGCTTGGCGAGGATCTTAGCCGCACGGGACTCACTGAGATCCTTGATCGTCTCCGCAGCGGTGATCCAGCTCTTAGCAATGAGGAACTCCCGGCCAGCAGCCAGAAGGTCAGCCTTGGCCAGCAGCTCGATCACCTGCGCCTGCAGTGTCAGCTTAGGCTCGTCAGTCGTGACCGTGGCAGGCACCACCTCGACGTCCACAGCCTTGGCCTGAGGCTGGGTGGCGAGCACCTGCACCGGGGAAGGCTGCGCGAAGTCGGCAATTTCCTCTGGCGTGTAGGTGCCGGTCACGACCTCCGGGCAGAGCATACGCACCGCCTTGCTGATGAGCCGCGCACGCATCATTTCCGCTGGGAACTTGGCCCAGCCGGATCCACCACGTGCAGGGAGAAACCCGGCAGCCTTGGCGTCGTCAGCGGTATAGGCCAACTCAATGTCGTTGCCGTCGTAGATCCACTGGGCACGCGCTCCGTTGGCGTCGAACTGCTTCCAGACGACCTTGCCGCCACGCTCACGATACAAAGCCAGCATGGCGTCTGCGCGAAGGCTCAAGCGGCCTTGGATGACGTGATAGTGCTTGGCCAGCTCCAGCGGTGGCTTGCGCTCCACGATGCACTGGAGAGCCAATAGGTTGCCCTGCTCCGGACGGTCTGCACCGAACATGCCAGAGCGACAGATCCACTCACCCAACTGGGTAGCGGCTGCCATTGGGTCGGCGACTTTGTCGTAGGTGTGGACGGCGTTTTGTTGCGTGGTAACTGCGGGTAGGTTGTTCATTTTAGGATGTAGGTTTGTTGCACTGCCTTCTCGACCAACGCCTTGACCTTGAAGCCGCCATCCCGGGCATAGGCCACGAGCTTGCGGTGGAGGTTGGCGTCGATCTGCACGGTCTTGAGCGCGACCGGCCTGCGCGGTTTAGCTGTCACGGGGGAGTAGATACCACCCAGCTACCACCGCACAACACTTTTCTACAGAAATCTACGGCTTGAGCTGATTGATGCGCGTGATCTCCAGCGCACCGTACTGCTCCGGTACCCCAGCAAAGTCCGTGGCGATGCCCAAGCCATCCCCAGACTGCGCTCGTTCCACCTGATACCTGATCTGGTAGCTAGTCTCCTTCTTGGGGGCCACCAATGCATCGAGCGTGATGACACCCATGACGTTGCCAGAAAAGTAGCCGTTGATGCTCCAAGCCTCGGTGGTCTGATCCGTGCCATTCCACAGCGCTAGCCGTGTTTTCAGCGTGTGATGGAAGACGAAGGTCGCCTTGATCTTGTACTTGCCCGGAAGGAGCGTGAACGTGTTCCCAGCCAGCCGCTCCACGGTCTCACCCTGATCGTAGGTGACCTCGTTGATGGCCCGAGGAGTCCAATCCACCACAGTCTGGTCCGCAGTGTACGACGTCTGGTCACCAGTGATGGTGGTCATGTCCGCCGTGATGGCCATCGTGGCCGACCCACCATCCTCTCCGGTGGGCAGCTCCATCGTGAGCACCGCGTTACGCACCAGCAGCCCGTCAACGTCGGACCGCAGCTTGTTGACGAGCGCGTTGGATGTCTTTGGATCGTAGGCCATGTTACTGGAGCTTCTTCTGGATCATCCGCTGCGCGTCATCCACAGAGCCGACTACGCCGACCAGAGAGCCGCTCGGTGAGTAAACTCGCAGCTTGCCCTTGGTCTTGCCGGGCAGGATCCGATAGCCGGACATGGAATAGGCACCCGGGATAGATGGGTCGGGAACCGGAGCTGGCATGTACCGAATATCCGCGCTGCTCTGCTGGAATCGCTGGGAGAGGGGGATGATGTTTCCGGAGTCGTCGCGGGTGATGGCGTCGGCGGATTTAATCTGGGAGGGATCTAAAACAACAACGCTATCGCCAACTCCCTCAAACTTGTTTGGATACTGAATCGAGTCGATTCCGAGTCCAATTAGGCCGCGAGCCAGAATATCAGCGCTGCTGTTTGGGTACCCAGAGGATCCACCTTCGTTCGCTGCTTTGTTAAATAGTTTAGTCAACTCTGTTTTGTTTACCCCTTGATTCGACAGCAAATCAACGACCTTTCGGCCCATCCAAAACCCGGGATCGTCGTCAATACGGATTGGTTTTGCCTTCAGGAAGGCCCGTATTTCACGAGTTCCACCTCGACTAGATGCTTGCTCTTTAGTTCCGAAATGGATTCCTAGATCACCGCGCTTGAACTCTGTGAACTCTGCGTTGGTTCCATGCCACACCGGCCCAACCGTATACCCCGCAGCCTTCGCCGCCTGATCCACAAGTTCCTGCGCCTTGGACGTGTCGCCGGACTTGACCGCTGCCACGTAGTCGGCGTCGGAGGGCATGAAGCGAGCGTTTACATCCCCCGCTTGTCGAACCTGCCCGAGTTCTTTCCGGCCTTCTTCTCGGCCTTGCGTGCTACTGACAGGGCGATCGCCACCGCCTGCTTCTGCGGTTTTCCCGACTTCATCTCGCGTCGGATATTGGAGCTGATCGTTTTCTGGCTGTAGCCTTGTTTGAGTGGCATCTGCTTTCCTTTGTGCTTGTTCTGCGGAGTCGTAGATCCCGAGGAGTTTCCCTTCGGGACCATACAACCGAAACTTGTTGCCGCTGGTCAGGATAGTGAACCCTGCACCAGACTTCCACGCCTGCTCCTCACCAACGGATCCCGCAGGCATGAAGCGATCCTTCATCTTCTTGTAGGCGCTCTCGGAGAACTTGGCCCTGAAGTCAGAGGGATCCATCTGACCCATGCGATCCAGCCGAAAGCTGTGGATAAACTCGGAGCCACCTTTTTCCAATGAGTTCATGAAGCTCCCGAAGAACTCAGCCTTGTCCGGACCGAAGATCTTGCGGCTAGGAATGGCGTTTTCCTTGCGGTCGAGGTTGGTGAGGTAGGCGTTCAGTTCTCCAAGGAACTCGCCAACGTTGCCCCACAGGCCACCGACGGAGCCGTCAGGACGTATGGAGCGTTGCAGCGACTTCCTAACCTGCGTCAGGTCGATTGCGCGGACGTATGCGTTGTTCTCCTTAGAGAAAAGGAGATTGTACATCAGCATGTCTCGAAACGTCACACGCCTCGATGCGTACTTGGTGCGCCAACGCTTAGAGGTTGGATCCTGAACCTTCTCGGTGGCCGGGTAGTACTCAACAAACAATGCCCGTCCTTCGTTGATGCTGCGATTGGCCATCTCCATTCGCTGCTTCATCTGAGACGACACCGAAGAACCCTTGATGGCGTCCAATTGCTCCGGGCTGAGATCTCCGACCACCTCGCCGTTGATGTCGATCTTGGCTCCGGGCAGCCCGTCAATGATCTGCTTGAGTGCCGTGACGTCCCGGGTCTCACGCTGCAACAGCTCGCCGTTGGTCAGCAACCGCACCTCACCTGTAGGCAGACGCTCCGCAAAGCCACCACGGACGGCATAATCCGCTGCCACTGGATCGCTAATGGACTTCTGGTCGATCTTGAAGGACTTCTGGTAGTCCGCGTTCAGCAGGGCCTCGTCGATGTTCTCACGGGCCTTCAACAGCCTTCGCAGGGCAGCGTCCAAAGCCGGGGAAGCGTTCTTGATCTCCGGGAACAGAACCGAGTCCGTAGGCGTAATGCCGAACGTCCGCTCGATGAGTTGGCCGATCTTTGACCCAACACGGCTTGCCTCCTGCAGAAGCAGCATGTCCGTGAAGCTCTGTCGCGTAGATCCGAACCCGCGAAGGAATGCGTCCGGCTTCTGAGACGACAGGATTCGTCCCACCTGCTCTGCTGCCAGCTCCTCTCCGACGTACACCGCACGGTCAGAAGCCGTCGCGTTGGCCGATATGACGTTAGCCCGCGCGTCCTCCGGCAACTGTTTGACGTAGTCGTTGAAGAGCTGCTCGACCTTGGCTGGTGAGTATTGACCCTCGCTGACCAGCCGTACCGTGCCGTCAGGGTTTGGCACATAGGCTCCGGTGAGGGTCTCGACAAATCCGGTGACGTCGCCTTGGAACTGCTTGGTCTTTGCCAGTGCGTGCAGCAGCTCGTGGCCCAGCGTGTAGATAGGGCTGTCACCCTTCACCTTGGGCATCGCGTCCACGTTGATGAGGATGCGCGGAGTGGCCGCATTCTCGTCAGGGACAACGCCACGAGCCGTTACACCAGCACGCTTCCGGAACTCATCCCCGCGCAGGATCTCGACACCGATGTCTCCGCGAGTGCCTTTGATTAAGCTCTCCAGATCCATCAGGTTGGCCGCAGTGTCTGCTCCAAACCGCTCTTGGACAGATTGGTAGGCCGCCTTCTTTTCCAGCGCCAGTGTGTCAACGTAGGTGGTCAGGTCGTTGAGACGTGCCGCCTTTGCCTCGCTACCGGTCAGTGTCTGCAGACCACGAGCGCCAAGAGAACCAATAGCACCAGCCACACCTCCGGATCCAATTCCGGAAGCAGCTCCTTCCTCTCCGCCAGAAAGATAACCAAGAGCACCACCAAGAGCAGCGCCTTCCAGCGTTCCAGCAGTGCCTGCAAGTGCAGTGCGTAATGCAGCATCTCCCCCATAACGTCCAATGGTTCCGATGATCCGCTGCCGCATGTTGGCCTCCGGGATGGCACCAACAGCCTCAAAGGCCCCGATACGGGTCGGCGCACGGCCCATCTGAGCACCGGCAGTTTCCAGAGCACGTCCGACGTCGGTGGCAGCTTCTGCAATGAACGGAACCGCACCAACAGCACCGATTGCAGGACCAACACCAGTGGCAGCTAGAACGCCAGACGTGGTTGCCGCGCCGCGCAGTGCCTCTGGAGAGATTCCAGCGGCTTCCGTGACGAACTTGCCAGCAGCGGCGGAAAGGCGCTCTACTGGCTTGGAGATGGCTTGCACACCCTTGCCAGCAACTCCAACAGCTTTACCAACAGCTTTAGCCGCCACCTTCTCTGCGCCCAGAAGCTGACCAACTCCGGGGACGAACATGGTCGGATCCGCAACCATGGCCACGCCCTGCACGAACTCAGGATTGAGATCCTCGGGCCTGAACATGATCGACATGTCGCCCTTAGCATACGCGTCCAGATCCTTATTGAACTGACGAGCCTCTAGGAACTGACCGTAGCGGTTCTCCAGCGTGCCGGTTCCGCCAATGAGGTTGTTCAGCTTGAACAGTGCGGAGTTAGGATCCTGAGACTGAGCAACCAACCCGTACAACTGGGCAGTACCCTGAGCTAGACCCTCAACGTAGTTCTTTGGGTTGAACGCTGCGCCAGTCGTTACCGCAGCCTTACCAGCAGCTCCAGCGGTCTGGACTACGGTATCTGCAGCGGTCAGCAGGCTCTGTAGCCAATCGGTCTGGCGGGTCTTATTGTAGTCCTCGAAGAGCTGATACTGCTCCTGCGTAGGCGTGAAGTTTGGATCCTGAAGAGCGTTGGCAATGTCCTCACCAGTCGGAGGGAACTTGTCCGCAAGGATCTTCTGCGCTTCCTCTTGGCTTACCGAGTCCGGAAACTCGACAACCTGACTGCCGACCGAGACTTGGTATGGCATAGACTATTTGAAGCTCTTGGTGACTGGATCGTAAACCATGACCGGCTTCGCACCGGGAGATTGTGCTTGAGAACCACCAGCAGACTGAAGCCCAAGCGCCTTCGCCTTGGACTCCAGACCAGATCCGGCACGCTCCAGCAATGATGTGAGCGCCTTCACGTTGGATGACTTGAGCGAGAAGATGTCAGTTGGGTTCCTGACAATCGATTCCAGCAACGCACGGTCTCGATCCGTTACTGTGCCGGGACCGATAATCTCAAGCCGCATGGCTCCCTGTGCAGCCTTTGCCAATTGTTCCGCCTCGGACTTGATGACCGGATCCTGCTGCGCCAGCGCTCCCATGTTGGCGATCTCAAGCAGGCGTCCAATGTTCCGTTTGCTTTCCAAGACGTTGGCGTACTGCTCTCGGAAGTCAGAAGCCTCCTTCTCAGTAGGGGCAATGCCTTGGTACTCAGGGAAGTTTATCGTGAGAGCTTGCCGCTTTGTTACGTCTGTAAAACTCGGCGTCTTCTGCTCAACCAGCTTCCTCTCGCCAGCCATCGAGACCACCGTCCCAACACCGGGCACTTCTTCAGTGGACACCTGCGGAAGCTTACCAGCCGCGATAAGGGCCTTGTCCAAAGACTCAAGATTCTGCACCGGCACACCCATGCTGCTGAACATGGCAATCGCATCGGATCGTATCTGCTCAGGCGTGCGTTTAACCGGCGGAAGCCTCTGAACGTCCTGCATCGCAGAAGGCTCACCAGCGCCCTGAACTGGCAAGGGCTGGAACTGAGGCATCTCGGTAGGAATTTGTCCCAGACCAATAACCGCATTGCGTTCAGCTTCCCGTTGCTTGGCAAGTCGATCCGCTTCCGAAAGCTGAAGACTGCCCAGCGCAAGTTGCTGCCGTTTGAGCTGTTGCTGCAGGTCTTGTTCCCCGCGCTGCTGGTACTGCTGGAGCACCATAGCCATGTCACCAATGGCAGCTTTCTTCTTGGCCACGGACATGTCACCGAACTTCTCGCCCAGCCCAACCATCCGATTGAGCATGGAACGGTCTGCCTCAGCTTTCCTGCTGAACCGCTGAAGGTCCGCCTCAGTGACTCCTTGAGGCAACTGTCCCGTCTCGTAGTAGTTCTGCAGCGCCTGATAGCTAGGATCACTCGCCAACGCTTGCTGGGCCATGCCGCTCAACGTCTCGAATGTCTGAGTGGCCGCCTCGTTTTGAGCCTTGTTGTCCTGATACCTCTGGATGGCCTGCCCGATACCAGCACCTAGCTGCGCGATGCCTGCGGCCAGATTACGTCCCGGCGCGGTGGCTGCCTCCATGTAGCCGGGTGGCAACGGTGCAACGTTGGTGCTCCGGTAAGGTGTTGAGTATCCGTATTCGGCCATAACTAGTCCTCGTGCTGATCGTGGTATGCTGCCTCTCGAAGTCTCAATGAAATTGCCCGCATAAGCGACCAACCGCCCACGATCCATGCCACGGTCAGGATCATGTCGTTGCCGCACTGCCGGATCACGTCAGCTACCCTCTGCTTCCAAGGCTCGTCAGACGTCTCCCAAGCCACAGAGTCCGCGTAGGTGTTGGTGATCGACGCAATGACCGGCTGAAGCCTCCAAGCGTGCTGTAGGTAGAATGGCGCCGAGTACAGGGCATTGGCCGACATCAGTACTCGCAGCAGGTTCTCCGGGTTATAGGCTGTGTCTCCGTCGATGAGGTCGTCGATCTGATGGCAGTAGGCATGGAAAGCCACCACAAAGGCCAAGGCGTCCGGGTGTCCGTGGCAGACTTCTTGATAGATGGCTACGATCTCCTTCATGCCGGGACGAAGTCTGTAGCCGCACTGCTAGGCTTGCCACGCCATATCTCTAGGTTACTGAAGACCGAGAAGCTGTGGACCTTAGCCCCATGCACAGCCCCAGCAGGAACGCGTCTAGTCCAGCCTAGGTTCCGCGTGCAAAGCGTCCGCCGCTTGTTGCCCATCATCCACTCGACGTTGCCCAGCCAGTGCGTGATCCGTGAGTCGCACTGCTCGTGAGTGTGCACCGGAATGACCTCGCCTCTAGGGCAGAACCAGACCTCCAACTGCCAGTTGAAGAACCGAAACAGTTTGATTCCTACGCATCGCTGGAACCTTACGATCACAGGCTTTTGCCAAGGTACTTCGCACCAGACTCAATCCCGCCGATGATGTCCTGCTGTAGCTGACCCTTCATGGCATCTCGCTGATTCAGCATACCGCCATACTGGCCAAGCATCCCCTGCTCCATGTTAGGGTTCAGCCCGAACTTCTTCTGGATCTCATCGTCCGAGAATCCCTGCTCTTTCAGGAACTGGATCTGCCCGTACTGCTTGTCCAAACCCTGAGCGTATCGTTGCAGCCCGGAAGGACCTTGTGGAGAAGGCATGCTGGGTGCTTGGTAAGGCTGGCTCATGCCGTACCGCCCAAAGCCACCGCCGACCTGCTGTGAGTAGCCGTAGTTCATAGAGCGTTTCCGGCTGCACTGATGCCAGCACCGATGAGAGCCGTCTGGTTGGCCGCACTAGCCGTCCGAGCCGCAAGCTGCTGTTGAGCGTTTCCACCATAGATGTCCGCAGCGTATTGCGACTCCGGATTGAACAACTGGCCCGGGGATAGACCCTGAGCCTGCCCAAAGGCTCCCTGCGTCATGCCGAAAGCTTGCGAAGGACGACCCAGAACTTGCTGGAACACGTCACCGTAAACGCCCTGCTGGGCAGCGATGCCTTGGAGCGCCTGCTGCTGACGTTGCTGTTGCAGTCCGGCACCCATGAGCTGAGAACGAACAGCTTCCTCAACCGCACCACGAGGGCTTTCAGCAAGCCCACGAGCCGCGTAGGCCGCACGGGTTTGCTGCTGGGCCATCCGCTGCTGCTCCGGGGTCAGCCTAGACCCAGCCGACAGTGCAGACTGAGCCTGCTGCGTCATCGTGTCAGCAAGCCTCGCAGCCTCCGGTGACGATGCCCGAATAGCCTCACGAGCACGAGGACCCAGCGTCTCTATGTCTCCGATGTCAGCCGCACGCGAGATGCCACGGGCCTTGGCCTCGGTCTGAGCCAGCTCCGGTGCCATCTGCCCGTAGATCGCCGTGATCTCAGGAGCAAGCTGCCGGGCAATCTGCGCGTTTAAGGCTGCGAATTTCGGGGCGTATTCAGCCTCCGCCGCATAGCGTGCCGGGGTCAGGTCAATCTGCGCCTGCAACGTGTCTCGTGTCTCCTGCCCGTAATTCCGAGGCGGAGGTGCTTCTACGCTAGTTCCCATAGATCTTTTCTCCTGTCTTGTAGACCGCTAACGCTGTTCCGAAATGCCGGACTTTGCCATGCCTAACCCCATAACTTGGCAGGCTGGACGACTCTGGTCGACGTCGGAACATCTGTGCGAATGCCGACATCAGAGCAATAGGGTGATCCCCGGCGATCTGATCCCAATACCAGAAGCGTCCGTGCTTGGTGGGTTCCTGCCATCGGAACGACTCCACCTGCATCTCCTCGGTAGGCCAACCAATGACCACAGCCCTAACCTCTTCGTGCTCGTCCACGGCGGCGACGAGTTGGTTCCGCTCCATCTGCCACATGAGGTAGTCCTCCAGAGCTTCCTGAGTCCACCCCTTGAAGTTCTCCGGGAGCTTCTGCCGCACATACGCTGTCAGTTTGTCCAGCATCAGTTCCAGAGGCTGAGGTTAAAGGCTCTGAGGGCAAGGACTGCGTCTGTGGTGGTGGTGTTGACCCAGAGGAGTCTCCAGAGGATTTGCGTCGGAGTTGGGCTAATCGAAAGACTCGCACTCTCATAGAGGAATGTTCCGCTGGTTCCGTTTGCGTCTATCACACCGCCGGGCACATCAGTCCACGCTCCAGCGTCAGCTTTGTACTGCAGCTTGAACCCCACCTGCCCAACCAGATTTCCAGTGCAGTTGACGCACCAGAAGGCCAGCTGGAAGTTCGTCGGGTTAAACTGCGTCCGGAACACCGAGTAATCCAGCGAGTCAGGGTACGGCGTGTTGTTGGATCCGTATGGAATAGCGGTTCCGCCACTATATGACGCCCCAACGCTGTCCAGAACGCAGAAGTCAGCCCGATACTTGGCAGCTCCCGTGTTGACCAATGCCCCGTCCTGAAAGGCCAACCCAGCACCAAGCGGGATCTCTGACATGGTAGCCGAGGATCCGGTGGGATTACCCAGCAGCCTCGACGCAGTCACCGGGACAACCTTGGCGTATGACACCTGACCATTGGTTATCTCGATTCCGCCGGTACCGGTGAACCCCAGCCCACCACTGACAGTCAACTCCTCGACATCTCCAGAACCAGACGTGTCCCGGCCCAGCAGCCGATCCGTTGAGATGGCCTGAATCTTCGGGAAGGTGACTGCTCTCGAAGCAAGCGCAGCAGTGGTCACCGACCCAGCAGCCAGCGACAACGAGCCGCCGTCCACGGTCCCATTGATGTCAATCGCCGGGTTGCCTAACAGGTTCAGCACAGTCGGATCCAGCACGGTGCTTGAAGTCACCGTCGTCCCGGGAGTCAATGTGACGTAGAGAGGCATCAGCTAAACTTCAGCAGCTTGACGATCAAACGCCACTTTGAGGCTGTTATCTGAGCCGTTGCATAGCCTGTCGTTTTTTCCGGAACAATCAGAAGCATTCCAACTCCGC